TTTAAAGTAGATTATAATCTTAAATATTTCTTTTTTCAACAACGCTATTATACTGATTCTTATCCAAATGAGATGTGAATGATATCCTCTTTTCAATTAGTTTATCCATATCCTCTGAAATCTTGTCATCAGTAACTTTTGCATATCCTTGTGTCGTTCTGATATTTGTATGTCCCATCATTTTGGATATGCTTTCCATAGGAACCCCTGCAGAGACCATTAGGGTACCAAAAGTGTGACGACTTTGATGATATGACAGGTTATGTTTGAACTGATGGGAAAAGCCCAACTCATGTATTTCAAACCAAATCATATCACGTCTTGGCAACGGAAAGATAGGCTTACTGTCATCTGTCGTATTATACAAGTAAATTATCTGCTCTGCGACCGGATGCAATGGTATAAATGACTCAACGCTTGTTTTCTTACGATAAGTTCTGATATATTTCCGCCCTTCTGCAGTTGTACCTATATGATGCGGATAGAGATTACGTACATCAACATAAGCTAAACCGCAAAAACATGAAAATATAAAGGTTCTTCTTGCCAGTTCTTGTAATGGATCAGGCTTAGGGCTGCTCATTATCTCCTGAAGTTGTTTCTTGCTTATATACATGAGCTTTGTGGGTGCCTTCTTTTCATATTTTATATCATCCAAAGGATTATACCTCAAGATTCCGTTATCTACGGCTAGATAGACCAAACGTTTCAGCCAACAAAGACAATGATTCCGGTATGATGGCTTATGAGGGTAATTTGTTTTCAGATATAAAATATAATTGATGCCAAACTCTTCGGTTATATCTGTAAAAAGCATGTCCTCCTTACCCAGAGAACGGATGTATTCGCCAAGATAGTAATGATACATTTTTGATTGTCGGTAACTGGAAGTTGAATCTATTTGAATGGAACGGATTTTCAGATTTTCCCGTTCCACTTCCCCTGCTTGTAATATATACTTCGGGATGTCGGCAGTTCCTGTCATGGCTATTTTCAGAAGTTCCGCACTGATAACGCCGTTCACTTTCAACAGCTCAGCATAAGTTTTATCTACGCGTTTCTTATATTCACAAAGCATCCCGTTCAGTCTGTTGTTTTTGACTTCCCCTTTCTTGCTGTTCCACTCTTCCGGCCGACAATATAACCCGGTCGATAATGCAGCAGCCTTTCCGTCTATTGTAATACGACACATGATTGATGTGGTCCCGTCAGCTTTGACTTTACCACGGTTTATATAATACAGTTGCTTATATGTACTTCTCATGATTCTTTCTTTTTTGATTTCATAATACCAGTTTCATATCACTCGTTGCTTCGATGAATTTGTCCATATCCTCAAAAAGTTTTTTAGGAGTTACCCTTGCATAAAGCTGGGTAGTAGTCAGATTAGTATGGCCCAGCATTTTGCTGATCGTTTCGATGGGAACACCAGCTTCAAGGGTTATCAAACTTCCGAAGGTATGTCTTCCCATGTGATAGACCAAATCACAACTTATGCCAGCCAAATCACGCAAACCTTTCATGTGCCGTCGCATATTGGGATGGTGTATCATCGGGAAAAGCTCTTCCCTCTCATCCGAACGATATTTTTCTATTAGAGCGATAGCCTCCGGCAGCAATTTGACGCGTGCCTGATAATCATTTTTCTTTCTCAGATACTTTAACCACAAATCGCCCTTATCATCCTTGTATATATTCTCTCGGGTAATTGAAACCGCATCCGCATATGGAACTCCTGTATAACAGGCGAAGAGGAATAAATCTCTGGCTATGTTATGAGTGACTCTTTCCGGTGGTATTACGACATCACGGATCTTCTCAAAATCTTCGCGGCTCAAAGCCCGTGGTGGTTTACGGTGCTCTTGGGGTAGTTTGAAATTCACAAAATAACGCTTTTCCGCATATCCTTCCTTAAATGCCATCCGGCAGATTTTCTTCAGGATGGCCAGATAATGTCTTGCCGTATCTACCGCAAGTCCTTTGTCCTTCAGAATATAATTCTGAAACTCCCAAGGAATGTGTTCATTCAACTGACCAAAAGCGACATCACTTGTCTTGAATCGTTTTTGAATAAATTCTCCAAGATACCTGCGGGTGTAAATGTATGTTGACATGGAGCTTTTCGCCACATCAATACCGATTCTTGAGCGCATATCCTCTATATGCATATCAAGCCGTTTCAACAGAGTCATTTGGGTTTCCACACTTCCCTGGAAAATCTCTTTTACAGCAGTCGCGTCAAAATCAATCTTACGTTCTACAAGTGAATCAAATGCAGAATTGACAGAAAGCAGGAGCCGGTCAATTTTCGCATTAATATCAATGGCTTCTTTACTCTTTCCATTCAGTCGGCTTTCTCTTGGATTCCATAACTCCGGAGTACATGACAGCTTACAACTGAATTGGGCCATCGTGTTGTTTACCGTTATTCGCCCCATTATCGGAGCCCTTCCGAATTTGTCTAGACCACTCTTTTTCAGGTAGAGCAGCACCTTGAATTTTTCTACTTTCATACGCTTATTTTTTAATGGCAAAATTACCTATTTTATAAGCGTTCTTTGATATGCAAAATGCTGACATATAGTGAATAACAGCCTCTGTGACAGCTTCTTCATTGTTCAGTCTGTTACCTATTCGGCTCAGGTAACTGGGCAGCTAACATTCTGGTAACTGAATACCTGCAATATCCTGTCCATTTTTGCTTTACCTTATCTCAGCAAAAAACAGAACTTTTGCTCATATTCAACCAATTACGTTTTTCTTTCTCATCCCTTCATCTACTTGCTTCCTATATTCTGTTCCACTGTTTCCGGCATACTTTCGCAACTACCGTTACCCTCGCACACGGAATCCCCATCGAAACCGTCAGCAAAATGCTTGGTCATGCCGCCCTATCCACTACCCAAATCTACGCAAAAGTGCTTGATAACAAGATAATGGATGACATGGCTGCACTCAAGCAACTATATGCCGTTAAAGAGAAAACCAAGAAAATAAGTAACCAATAAAACCCAAGACAATGAAAACAAAAGTAATTGAACTCCGGGCAACCGAAGCCGCAGAAAAACTAACTCAGTACACCCGTGAATACCTTCGCAGTGCCGATGTATGCAAAATATTCTCCATCTCCAACAGTACACTCAAATGGCTGCGCGGAACAGGACAAATCCCGTACTACGTACTAGGCAACACCTTCTTATATAGGAAAGAAGACATCGAAGCTGCCCTCCGTCCGGGTAGTATACTTGAATCCAAAGAACTAAAAACAACAACCAACGAATAACCCCCATGGCAAAACAAGGACTATCATACTATCAGGCAGAAACAGACCGTTTCCAAGACATCAAAATCAAACGCCTGAAAAAGAAATACGGTTGCGAAGGCTACGCCGTCTACACCTATATAGAAAATGAAATCTACCGCAACAACGGTTGCTTCATCCGCGCCACAGACGATATCATCTTCGATATCGCCGAGTACTGGGCAATTGACGAAGAACAGGTAGAAACCATCATCAACTTTTGTACAGACATCGACATCTTCGATTCCATTACGTGGAAATCGCGCCAAGTTCTTACCAGTGAACATATCCAGCAGAAATACGTGTCTGTCTGCAAACACGCCCACAAAGCAATCATCCTTCCGGAAGAAATACGGCTCATCGACATCCAGACCGAACAAGTACGCCGCCCTGTCACCTTACCATTATTCAGCGAAGACAACCAGCCCGAACCAGCCACCGGAACGCCCCATTACGGACACCCCCAACTGTTGGAACACGACATAACAGCCCAACCCGTTGCAGCCCGTAAACCCACCACCGGAACACAGGTATGCGAAACAGAAGAATCACGAACATATACTACCAATCCCATACCACAAAATCCCGATTTCGCGAACATTCGCGAAACTTCGCGAAAAACTCGCACGGAATCCGACAAAAGAAAAGAAAATAAAACATTCAAAAAGAGTATTCAGTAAATACTGGATGCTCTTTTTTATGAAAAATGGAGTAAGATGATGGAACAGTGGTATCTGTATAAGAAAAAGGCTGATTTTAATCAGATTGGAGAAAAGTTTAACATAGATCCAGTGATCGCACGGCTGATCCGCAACAGGGATGTGGTTGGGGATGAACAAA